ACAGCGGGGATGAGTGCGACGCGCAGGGGGTCTCCTATAACGCGTTGCGACTGGCACGCAACGAGATCCAGATCGCGCACCACCGGGCGACCGATGAGATCATGGGGCGCATTCCCTGGATCGAGAAAGAGCAGGTCATGCTCTCGCCGGCGCACCCGGAGACGGACATCTGCGATGACGTGGTCGGCGCCGGGGAGCGGGGCGAGGGGATTTATCCGAAGGGGGAGATCCTGCTGCCATTGCACGTGCAGTGTCTCTGTTATAAGGTCGCGGTGTTGCTACCGCCTGACGAGTTTGCCGGGAAACTGCGGGGGTGGGTGCGCGGTGAGAGCGAGTGGCCGGAGATGGACGAGTACGGGGCCTGGCTGGGGGTGGGCCGAAGTGGCATGGCCTTGCTGCCGGATGAGCAGTTGGTGTTCCCGGATTGACTTCCGATAAGCAGGATACTGGGAAGTGAGTTGACGTTTATGGAGGCACCGACATGACAACTCGTATCAGTCAGTGGGCTCGTGAATTCGGGCTCCAGATCGTGCCGGCGGAGAGCACCCCGATCGCGCGCGGCTCGCCATTCGTGTTGCGCGTCGTGGATCTGTTCACGACCACAGATGGGTCATGGGAGGTATCCGACAAACCGGGCAGCGTGCCGCAGTGGGCGCGGGACGCCTACCTGAAGCCCTGGGGCGCGCCGGACTACTTCGACGACGCTGGGGGGGCCGTGCACTTGTTTGGTCTGGTGCTCGACGAGAGCGGTCATCCGATCAAAACCGGGCATCTGATGCGGTTCTGGTCGGATGGGTATGCCAAGCTGGGCGATTCGGCCTACACCGGCTTTGTGCTCGTGCGACCAAAACCACAGCACGGCTGGGCCAACCTGGCGATGACGACAGGCGACTCGGCCTACTCGCCGCCCAACCGCGGGCCGTGGTGCTGGTTCCCGGATACATCGGGTGAATTCGACGCCGATGTAGTGACAGGCGGGGGACTCTGGCGGAGGGAACACAAGTCGATGTTTGCGGTCTGGCAGCGCATGCCCGCCACGGCCGTCGTGGACCCGCCGATTGAGCCGCCTGTAGGGGCTGATCTGGTGGCCCGGGTTGCCGCCCTCGAGGCCTGGGCTCGCAGTTTCCCGCGTGAGTAGTCCAGGCGATGACGGCGCTGCGCGATACAATCAGGAACTACTTGGCCAACGATGCGACGCTGATGGCGTTGCTGCCGGGCGGGTTGTACGTCGGGTTGGAGATCAGCCGGCAGGGTACGCCGAGCGCGTTCGACGCCAATAAGGAAGTGCGGGCCTGCGGACTGGTGGCGCTGGAGCTCCAGGTGCCCCTGGGGCCGTACACGGATAGCGCCAGGCAGTTCTTCACGGTGACGTTCTGGCAGCAGTCCGGGTATGGTGCCATCGATGCCGCGCTGGATGAGGCGTTCGTGCGCATGGACGCGAGCAAACTGGGATTGGGCGCCGACCTGTGGACGGTGCGGCACGCGGAGGATTCGGGCGATCTGGAGGATCCCGGTTTGCTGGTGCCGATGAAGTACGGGCGGTATGAGATGGTCAGGCGCAGATGAAGACGACATGGGGGCTGGGATGATCGAGGGGGATTGCCAGCTAGCGGATGGGGTGGTGGTGTACGACGCGGGGTTGGTGAATTTGTATGGCTGCACGATCGGAGCAGGGTCGACAATCGCGCCGTTTGTGGAGGTGCAGCGTGGGGCGGTGATCGGGGAGGGTTGCAAGATCTGCTCGCACGCGTTCATCTGTGGCGCGGTGACGATCGGGGAGCGGGTGTTCGTAGGGCACGGGGTGATGTTCTGCAATGACCGGTATCCGGTGATCGGCGGGCCGGCGCATCTGGAACAGACGATCGTCGGGGACGGGGTGAGCATCGGGAGCGGGGCGGTGATTTTGCCGGGCGTCACGATCGGAGAGGGAGCCATCGTTGGGGCGGGCGCGGTAGTGACGCAGGACGTGCCGGCGCTGACGGTGGTGGTGGGGAATCCGGCGTGCGTCGTGCGTCGATTCAGGGATGGGCAGGCCAGGGAGCACTATCTTGAGCAATGGTAGGATCACGATCTGCACGCCGATGCGGGACGCGACGCAGCTTCTGGACGTCTACAGGACACAGATCGCCGGGCTGGAGTGGCCGGCGCGCGATCTGCGGGTGATTGTGTGTGAGGGGGATTCGGCGGACGATACCGCGGCGCGGCTGTACGCGTGGGCGGCGCAGGACGACCGGGTGCACGTTGTCCAATGCCACATTGGCAAGCCGCATTATCCATCCGTCGTGGATGCCGAACGGTTCGCGGTACTGGCGCAGGTGTTCAATACTGCGCTGGACGCGGTGGACCTGCTGTGGACGGATTACGTGCTCTTTCTACCGGCGGATATCCGCTATGCGGGCGATCTGCTGCGGCGGTTGGTGGCGCATCAGGTCGATATCGTGGCGCCGTTCGTGTTCCGGGACGGTGTGTTCTATGACGTCTGGGCGTTCAGCCTGGCGGGCGTCGATCTGCCGGCCTTCCGGCGACCGGAGACGACAAAACTGTACGGTAGCGAGCCGCTGAGCATGACCACCGTGGGCGGAACGGTGCTGATCGCGGCGGACGTGTTGCGTGCAGGTGTGCGGTATGCACTGAGCAATGTGGACCGGGGTCTGTGCGAGGCGGCCGCGGCGCGCGGCTTCCGTATCTGGTCCGACCCGACGCTGGAGGTCGAGCATCCAGGGGCCGGCGAGCTTACGAGGTGATACGGAGTAGATGATGCGGACGTTCATGGGGTTCTTGATGCCAGCCGACGGGTACGGGTATGCCACAATCAAGATCGCCGAGCTGCTGAGGACGGGGTATGCCGGGTGGCAGGTGATCGACATGCGGTCTCCGGATGGAACGTTCAACACGGACGACGGCCGCGAGTGGTGGCTGGCCGGACGGGTCGTGGCGTTGTGTACGCCGGAGTGGCTGGAGCGGATCGACGCCGAGGATGGACTGATCTCCTACACCATGTGCGAATCGACCCGGTTGTACGAGGACTGGGTCCGGACGATCAACCAGTACGCACAGGCGCTGATCGTGCCGTGCGCGTGGAATGCCGAGGTGTTTCGCGAGAACGGGGTCACGCGGCCGATCCACGTGGTACCGCTGGGGGTGGATGGCAAGGAATACCCACTGCGACCCTCACCCCAATTTGCACGCAAACCCTATACGTTTGTGTGGAGCGGCACGCCAGACCGGCGCAAGGGCTACGATCTGGCATATCGGTGCTTTTGGGAGGCGTTCGGGCACAATCCCGACGTGCGGCTGGTAATGCATTTCCGCAAGCGGCCGCCCGGGTTGAATGGGGCGCGCGATCCGAATGTGAAGATCATCGCGGGGCTGCTCGACCAGCCGGCCTTGCACTCGATGTTGACGCGCGCGGACGCGTTCGTGTTCCCCGCACGAGGGGAGGGGTGGGGCATGCCGCCCCGGGAGGCGGCCGCCGTGGGGTTGCCGGTGATCGCGACGCAATGGGGCGGCCTGGCGGAGGGGATCGAGCAGTGGGCGCTGCCGCTGCGGGTGGCGAAAATGAGCCCGGCGGAGGATGGCTGGCTCGGGGAGTGGGCCGAGCCGGACTCAGAGCATTTAGTGGCACTGCTGCGCTGGTGCTATGAGCATCAGCAGGAAGCGGCGGTGCTTGGGCAGCGGGCGGCCGGTTGGCTGCGGGAGAACGGCAGTTGGGAGCAGACGGCAGAAGGGGTGAACCGGGTGATGGGGTGACACCATGCCGAGGTGTTTGGGGTACCGGGGTAACATGCCGGGCGACCGGCGTATTCAGAGCAGGAGGGTTAGACGATGGCAGGGTATGGGGATAAGCCGTTTGGCATGCGACAGGTCATCTTGGTGAGCAGCGATGGCACGGTGAATTATGCGCTGCCAGCGGCGCAGACACTATCCTTCGGGGAGCGGGTGATCAGCGAGGAGCTGCCAGGCAATGACCAGGTGAACGCGGTGATCACCATGGCGGACGCGGTCGAGTGGGAACTGGAGCACGGCGGGATCAGTCTGGAGGCGTACGCGCTGATGACGGGCCGCACGGCGGTGCTGTCGGGGACAACGCCGAGCCGCACCTATCATTTGCAGGCCCGCAGCCGGGCCGCCTTCCCGTATTTCAAGATCTACGGCAAGGCGCTCGGCGACAGCATCGACGATATCCACGTGAAGATCCCGAAGGCCAAGATCAACGACACGATCGAGGGCGAGCTCGCAGACGGCAAGTTCTGGGTGACGAAGTGCAAGGGAATCGCGATCGACAACGGGACCTACATGTGGGAGTTCATCCAGAACGAGACGGCGGCGGCACTGCCGACAACCTGACGGTAGGGCCAACGGGAGGGTGTATGGGGAAGGCTGAGAGGCTGGCGGCGTGGCGCGGCCCGCGCACGGAGGAGCTGACGTTGCCGAGCGGGCTGACGGTGACGGTGCGGCGGGTGACGCTGTTGGACGTGGTGGCGGACGGGCAACTGCCCAAGCCGCTGCTGGGGATGGTGGATGAGATCCAGAAGGCGGGCAAGGTCCAGTTCGCGGTGAGCGAGCTGGCGCAGTACATGCCGTTGATCGATGCCACCGTGGGCCAGGCAATCGTCGATCCACCGCTGGCCGCTGAGCCCGACGACGAGCACCTGGCGCTGAGTGAGCTGCCGGCCAACGACCGGCTGGCGATCTTCAACTGGATGAATGCGCCGGCGGCCGTCCTGGCACCCTTTCGTGCGGAACAAGGGGGAGCTGTGGCTGCTGCACCAGGTGGCGCGGACGTACAGCAGCCGGCCGAGCGCACTGCTGGGGATCGCGAACGACTGGCTGGCGTACCAGGTGGACGTGGCGGCGATGAGCCTGGGCAACCAGGTGGAGAGCATGACGGCGGACGGGAAGCTGACAGCGGCTGAGGCATTGGAGCGGTTGGGGGCGGAGGGGCGGGGAGACCCCGCCCGTGCAGGGGATGGGCGGCGGTTTCGGGATGCGCGGCCGATGGTGACGCGCACGATGCGGGTGCCGGAGTCGGGGATTTGGTGACTCTCACCCCAGGCCCCTCTCCCTCGCAGGGAGAGGGGAGGCATATGGAGCTGAGCGGTGGGCGTTGAGCTAGGGAGTGCGGTCGGCAAGATCGAGATCGACGCCTCGGGGGTGGCGAAGGGGCTCGCCGATGCGCAGCGGGGCCTGGCGGGGGCGAAGAGCGGGCTGGCGGCCATCGGGCCGGCGGCGACGCGGGCGGGCACAGGGCTGCTGACCCTGGGGGCGCCGCTGGTAGCGTTCGGCGCGATCGCGGCGAAGACGGCCGGCGATTTCGAGTCACAGATGAATGTCCTGGCAGTGGCGGCGCGCGGCAGTGGCACGAGCCTGGAGGATCTGCGCAAAGTGGCGCTGCAGGCGGGCGCCGACGTGACCCTGGTGGGGGTGAGTGCTTCGGAGGTGGCCGAGGCGATGACGGGCTTCCAGAAGGCCGGCCTGTCCGTGAACGACACGCTGGGCAACATGCAGGGCTACCTGGCGGGCACGGTCCCCTTGGGCGGGGCGCTGCGGGCGGCGATCGACCTGGCGGCGGCGAGCGAGCTGGACCTGGCGCAGGCCTCGGATCTGGTGACGATCACTATGAGCACATTCGGGCTGAGCGCGGACGAGGTGGTGGGCAAGATCGGGAACTACGTGCAGGCGGCCGACGCGAGCGTGGCGAGCGTGGCTGACCTGGCGGCGGCTATGACCAATGCCGGTCCGACCATGGCAGCTTTTGGCTTCTCGTTGGAAGATGTCAATACGGCACTGGCGATCCTGAGCACGCGCGGGATCGCGGGGGCCGAGGGCGGCACGGCGCTCAAGTCGATGATGACGAATATGATGCGCACCACTGACGATGTCGTTGGCACGCTGGCAGACCTGAATGTCGAGCTCTATAACGTCGACGGCACGATGCGAGAGCTGCCGGATATCATCGCCGACCTGTCGAAAGGAATGGCGGGGTTGACTGAGGAGCAGCGCAATCAGGCTGTCCAGACGTTGGCCGGTTCCTACGGCATGAAGGCGATGAATACCCTGCTGGCCGAAGGAACGGCTGGCTGGAAGAGCATGGAGACGGCCATCGACGGCGCGACGACGATGCAGGACAGTGCGGCGGCGCGGACGAAGGGCTTCAACGCGGCGATGGAGAATCTCAGTAGTAATCTGGAGACATTCCTGATCACGGTCGGGACGCCGCTGATCAACGATGTGTTGGTGCCCCTGGTGGGGATACTAACGGACCTGTTCGGGAAGCTGGCCACGGTGAATCCTGAATTCCTGAAGTGGGTAGTGGTGATCGGCGGGGTATTGGCGGGACTGGGCACGCTCCTGGTGGTGGTTGGTCAGGTAGCGGGCGCGATCTCCTCCATTGGCGCGCTGGTTGGGCTGTTAGCACCGATTCTGGGACCGGCGATTGCAGGGATTGTGGCGGCGCTTGCGCCGATTGCGCTGCCGATCCTGGCGGTGATTGCGGTGGTGGCCTTATTGTATCTGGCGTGGAAGAACAACTGGTTGGGCATCCGCGATTGGGTGCAGAAAATCGTACCGGAGATCGGGGCGTTCCTGGCTTCGGCCTGGGAGTGGATCAAGGCGACGGCCATCAACGTCTGGACGGCGATCAGCACCTTCTTCACGACGACCTGGACGGCGATCCAGACGACGGCGACGACCATCTGGACGGCAGTCTCAGGCTTCTTCACGACCATCACGACGGCGATCCAGACGACGATCAACACGATCTGGACGGCGATCAGCACCTTCTTCACGACCATCACGACCGCCATCCAGACGACCATCACCACGAGCTGGACCATAATTCGGGACACGGTACATGAAATATGGACTAAGATGCTGGAGAAGGCGTCGGAAATTTGGGTCGGGATCCGTGACACGATCACGGACATCGTCAATGGGCTGATCAGTTTTGCGGGAAATGCCGGCGGGGCAATGATCGAGGCATTCAGGAATTCGATTGTCTCGAAAGCCAATGCTGTCTTGGACGCAGTACGTACAATCGTGGCTAAGATCCGAGCCCTGTTGCCAGGGTCGGACGCCAAGGTGGGGCCGCTGAGCGATCTGACGGCGGCCGGGCGCGCGCTGCCCGTGACGCTGGCCAAGGGGATCGTGGCAGGGCAGGGGGCCGTGTACCGCGCGGCGATGGACATGCTGCCGGATTTGGCCAATCCCCTGGCAGGGTTTGGCGGGCGGAATGGGCCCGTGCCGGCGTTCCCAACGGCGCCTGCGGCGGGAAGCACGACCGGACCGTCAATGAGGGGGCAGGGATCGATAGGGGGATCGCAGTCGATTGCGATCACGATCAATAATCCCACCGGAGAGCCGGCGGAGTCGAGCATCATGCGCCAGTTGCGGAACCTGGCGTCCATCGGGGTGCTGGACCCGGTCAGTGCATGAAGGCGGACAGAATGACTTCCCAGTATAGCCATTATGGGAGCCAAATGTGAGCCAGGCGTGGGAGTATGACGGCGTCGATTTGACGCGCATCGGCTACAACGTGCGGCTGCTGGGCGCGCCGTTGAACACGCCGGCGCGCCGCGGGGA